ATGAGCCACTTGCAGTGCTCGAAAACGTCCTTGACCTTCTCCATTTAGCCCTCGACTTCTATGCCCAGTTTCTCGCAAATCTTAACAAGGCCAGTTTCATACTCCTCGGCCAATCGCCAGTACGATTGCATGCCGCCCTTTGCCGGGAAGTGCTTAGCCGCTGTGTCGCTAAAGTACTGCTGAAGTTGGGGAGCGAGAAACCCTGAAACCTTGATGAAGTGGCCATTGTACTCTTCGGGGCGCCCAATCCTAATTTGGTTAGATGGAACCTCTTGAGACAGTACGTCAATGGCCGATTGCTGGCCTTTGGCGGCTGCCTGAGCGATTTTCTTGCCCACTATGTCCTGCTGGGCTGCCTTTGCGAGTTCGCGCTCCACAGAGGCGCTATTCGCTTCCACATCATTCCCTACAGGCAGGTTGAAGATGTTAATTATGGCGTACTTGCGCGAGCCAGTTTCGGCTTTGTAGACCCCTTTATCAGTGCCATCGTATCCAGCGCCGGGAATTGAATAGGTGCGGCTTTCTTTGGTCTCCACGTCTTCGAGCGTCCAATCCATCACGACGCTGGAAATGTAGCCCTTCGGTTGATGCGGCTGATGCTCAAAATAGTAAGTTCCATCAGGCTTTTTTGCGAGTGTGGGCGTGAGGATAAGCCCTTCGTCGGCCATTAGCTTTCCGACGGCAACCACAGCATCTTCGATTCGCAGATAGCTAGACCCACCCATTTCGGAGCCGAACTTGCCCTTTTTCTTCACTACCCCGGCAGCTTTCCCGATTTTGAGGATTTTCTGGGCAAGTGTAAGCGAGACAGACTTCTTGGCAAGCTCCAACACTTCCTTCCGCACTTCCTCGCGGTTTGAAAAGCGATGCGTGGGCTGCTCTGGCGTTGCTGCTGGCTGGTCGGTCATCTGCTCTCCTCGCGGTCAATAGCCGCTACTTCGCTTTCAATATCTTCCCACCACGCCTCATCATCTTCCGGCTCTTCGAGCAGCGGCACATCGCGGTCCAGCCCCCAAAAGCTGTGCATGTCTTCCATTAGTTCACCTCTCCAAACATGGCTATGCCTTCACGCCTCAACCAATCGCAGGCCGTAATGGGCGTGGCGTTAAACTCATCCCGATAGGCTGCAAACGCCAAAGACCACTCGGCATTGAGCCTATCGGCTACTTTCTGGGCTTCCTGGTAGCGAAGCCAAGCTGCATTTTCAGCGGCTGCTAGTTTTTCGAGATTCACAAAGCCTCCACTTGATTGAGTAAATCTTGAATTGCCTCAGATTCCGTGCGGCCCCAGCCAATAGCAGAACCCGGCTCGTAGGTCTCATCGTTTACGGCGCTCCAATCACAATCGCGGCAAGGAATCGGCGGCGGGTCGTATTTGGTTTTGATTTGCATTGGCTCTCCTCGCCTGCTGGCCCTGACTAGCTGCTTGCTTTTGGTGTCAAAACGTTCTTTGCTTCTTCTAGCCACTTCTCCGCTTCTGCCCGCGTTGGCCCACCGTGCGAGACGTGAGCCAGCGTAGATTCGATTAGGTCAATGCCACCTTGTAACATGCGCTGCGTCTCTTCCAACTGTTCACGCTCGCGCTGTAAGCGGCCCGCAGCATAGATGCGTTCTGTCACTGGCATTCTCCTATCAGCTGCTTAAGAAATTCATTGATTCTTACGGCTTCGCCATCCGAGATTTGCGGATTACCATCGTTAAACTTCTGGCTAAGCAAGCAGGCTTCTTTGTGCGTCAGCTTTACTTCTGGTGTTTCATTCCGGCACCAGCAAATGCTTAACGCGTGCGTTCCGTCGAGATTCATCACATGGTTAGACGACCTCATTCAGGCCCTTACCTTCTGATACGTCAGCGTCCCCTTTGGCAGTGGGCCATAATCGCGGTCAGTTCCACGCACAATCTGTTTAGCAGCTTCTTTGCTTTCCGCCGTGTTGACCCTCTTGCCGTTCCAGAATATTCCATATGTCATTGGCGTTGTCTCCCTTGCAAGCCCATTAGAGCAAAAGCCGGGAATCTTGTCAAGACTTTTTTACGACTATTTCGCTTGACATGTAAAATAGATTGTGCATAATACAGACATGGAGCTAAAAGAGCAAATCAAAAAGAAACAGGGTACTAAGAGTTTGGCCCAGCTATCGCGTGAGCTTGGCGTATCGCGGCAGACCCTGTACAACGCTATCAATGGCGTGGGCAATCCAAGCTATAAGTTGTTGAAAGCATTGAACTTGGTGAGAGCATGAGCAAACGAGCGGCAGGAGGCAGGAAGGGCGGGCCAAACGTAGCACACATTCTTTTCGCCACGCACCTCAATGAGCTAAAATGCACCTTCTGGCAGGAATGGGATGTGGTACGAGGGCGCAAGTTCAAGTGGGATTTCGTTTTCGTTCCTCACGGTAAAGCTTGGGATATGAAGAGAGAAGGCTGGGCAGTGGAGATAGATGGGTATCACAACGGCAGACACGGAGCAGGATGGGGCAGCGATAACGAGAAGATGAATTTGGCGACGGTGAACGGCTGGCGATTCTTGAGATTCAGCACTAACCAGGTCAAGGACGGTACGGCTAAGTCATTCATAGCAGAGCATTTATTGGGGCAGAAAGGGCGCGAAGGATGAGCGAGCGGATTTTGGAGCTGATTAGTGAGATTGAGAATCATTGCCCTTGCGGAGCGCGACCAGAATCGCTCAACACGCATCCACATGTTCCCGGCTGCCCCGTAGATGAGCTTAAGAACCTATTGGAGAAATATTTTTCACAAAAGCCAAGCAGCGGCAAAACGAAATATCTCAGCGTGGATTTGGAGCCTTACCAATGAGCGAGCCAATAACAACCGAGATGGCATGGCGAGCGGTCTGGACTGCTGGCTGTATTGGATTTGCTTTAGGCGTTGCGGCGGATTATTTCCTTGTAGCGAAGCCGTGGAAGCGAATTGCGGATGAATGGGAGAGCGTTGCCGAATTATGGCGTAAAGTGGCGCGAGGTGACGAATAATGGGCGGCGAAATGACACGCGAGGAATTGGAAGCGATGCAAATCAATCCAAATGAGTTTCAGCAGAAAAACAGAGTGAACTGGCCCAAATTGGACCCGCCAGCAGACGGCCTACAAGCGCAAATAGACGCTCTGCGAGCTGCTGTAGTGGCAAGGAACGGGCTTTTAGAGGCTCTCAGCGAACAGATACGGTTGGGATTTGAGAAATGTGAGAAATATGATTTTCTCATCCCAGACCTGAAACACATCTTGGAAGCATTTGTGGTACGTCTCGACGCTTTAGAGAAACAGGAAATCGCAAGGCGTGAATGGCTAGAAAACGAGCTGGCCGGAAGGGACAAGCTCTTTATAAGACTAGCGGCAATAGAAGCCAAACTACCAGCACAAAAGCTCACGCATCGCATGGTAGTTGAACAAAATAAAGCGCTTGGCGGCAAACAGCGGCGGAGGAAGAAGCGGTGAAGGAAAATAGGGCTTGACAGGCGTGGTAATATGACTTTCGTCCGACGCCGGGGCATGTTTTGGCGTTTCAGGCGTGCTGTGTGAAGGAATCCGCATCTCCAAACTCATCGAAGTAATCCCCAAAGAGCAGCAACCCTACAAAGTCACCGTCGAGGAAGCCAAGCGCATTGTGAAGAATCAAGACGGTATTTGGCATGGCAGAAACAGAATCATTTTGCATCCCGACCGCAATGTAAAGACGGCTTGGCATGTGAAGCAATCGGGATATGCTGGGCCGCTCGTCATGCAGGCCACGGTATGAGGTACCATTACTAGGATTATGGACACAAGAGGCAGACTCAACGCAGACGACTTGGACAACTTGAGGTGCTTCGCCCAAAGGGTCGAAAAGCACATTGTGAAGGCTGGCGGACCAGAGGCAATGGAAAGACTCATTTGTCGCTTGCTCAACAACAAGAAACAGCCGCAAGTAGCGGGAGCAATGGCCGGTAAGTGGGTAGAATGGCGCTACGGCAAATCCGTTGAAGTAAAGCACTCAGGAACGGTGATACACGAGCATGTTGACCTCACAAACGTCAGCGATGGACAACTCGAAGAAGCAGATAGACTTATCGAATCTGCTCTCGAATCTGCTCTCGAAGCGCTGGGACGTAAAGAATGAGCGTTGTAAAAGAGACCCGCTCTATTGGGCGCAGAACTGGACTAAGACAGAGAATCCTCATTATCTTCAGCAAGGGCTGGAATATCGCGCTCCCTTTCCGCGTAAGAGCTATTTTGTGCCTTTGTTTCAGGCTTTGGCCGCGGAGCCGCGTATTTTCATTCCCAAGACGCGGGAGATGCTGACTTCATGGGCGACGATGGTGTGGGCAACGCACCGGGCGCAGTGGTTCAAGGCGGAAGTGATTGTGCAGACGGACTCGGAAGAGAAGGCCAAACAGCTCGTGGGCTACGCGGAGTGCCTGTACCGCAACCAGGAGCCGTGGCTCAAGAGCAGACATCCTTTATTGGGCGAAGCGAGTCAACTCAGCTTGGAATGGGCAGATGGTGGCCGAGTGTTCGGTATCCCAAAGGGCGAGCACAAGATTAGAATGTTTCACCCGACGATTTATGTGATGGACGAGGCGGCGTTTCTGCCTGAAGCAGAGCAGTGCTACAACGCGGCTTCTCCGGTGGCAAAGCAAATCATTGCAATCAGTTCTGCTGGACCAGGATGGTTCGGGGACCAATGCTCGCTTTAGCGCCCACATTCGACGGGAGACGAACGATTCCAAGCCCTGAAGTGCGTAAGCTAATTCTGGAGCTTTTACAGCTCACGCCAGCGGACAAGGTGCTTGAGATAGGCACCGGCTCAGGCACAATGACGCAGGAGTTTGCGGATACTGGCGCGGAGGTACACTCGATTGAGCTGGAGCCGTGGGTAGACAGCACAAAAATTACCGGGGATTGCGTATTTCTGCATACAGGAGATGGGAAATATGGTTTACCTGCCTTCGCTCCATTCACGGCCATCATTGCCACCTGCGGACTCGAAGAAGTTCCAAGAGAATGGATTGAGCAGCTTGGGGATACCGGAAGAATGGTTGCTCCCATTGGAACCGCAGAAAGCCAGCGACTCGTCCTGTTCAGAAAGCAAGGAAGTGAGTTGCATCCCGTTCGAGTAGCGGCCTACGTCAGATTCCAGATGATGCGCGAGAAGCCAATCCCGAAACCGCCGAAGTACCAGCCACATGGAGAACAGTATGACTGACAAAGAGCAGATTATTTGGTTGGCTGGACTGCTCGAAGGCGAAGGCTGCTTTAGCATCCGAAAGCGCGGGAAGAATGCGTGCGCCATCAGCATCAAACTGCAAATGACTGACGGGGATATAGTGCAACGCGCTGCTGAGATAATGAGCAGTCGGGCGCGAATGAGAAGCGGCGGTATTCGCCAAGATGGACTGCCCAAGAAAGATGTATTCTTCACGGACATTTGCGGTGACAGGGCTGCCGCTATAATGGGCCAAATCCTCCCATATATGGGCGCTCGCCGCGCCGCGAAGATTGAAGAAGCACTAAAGGCTCACGCTAACCGGGTTACGATTTCTCAGGCGGCTAAGCAGAGAGGGAACTATTCTTGGAAGCCGCTTCAGTTCGGTGCACATGGACCGAACTGATTCAAAAATAGCTGGGTATATGGAGCTATCAGGGGCAGTAAAAGACGGAGACTGTGTGCGGGTCAAGGTCGCTGGCGGTATCAGCAAGAAGCTCGGATGCTGCAATCTGTTTGAGCCTGACAAGGGCGCAAGGCTATTCTCCTGTGGAACCTGTGAGTATGCCAGAGAAAAGGGCGCAAGGCAGTTTTGAAGATTTCCGTCGATCTACCACCGGATGAGAAGCGCGTGCTCATAGGCGTAATGTTCTGGAATCCAGACACAGAAGCCCTTGATGTTGAAGGATTTATTCCAGCCGAAGAATTGAAGGCGATGCTGCATCTCTACAACGTCAGGACGGCCGAATGCCCAGAGCATGGCTAGTGACGCATCCTGAGACGAAGATGGACAAAGAGGAGCGCATTCATGGGCATCTCGACCCTCCTCTTGCTGAGAGCGGGCGTTACCGGGCAAAACAGATCGCCAGGAGTTTCAAAGGCAAGGAAGTCAAGAAGATTCACAGTTCACCTAGACAAAGAGCGCTTGAGACAGCACAGCTTATCGGCAAAGAGACCGGAGCACCGGTTGTAGTGGAAGAAGCGCTGATTCCTTGGGATTTGGGCAGCATGAGCGGAGCGAGGACCAAGAGCATCGAACCGCTCCTAAACTTCTTCAGTTCACGGCCTGACCGCAAGATACCGGGCGGAGAATCAAAGAACGACGTGCTGCGACGGTTCACGGCATTCGTCAAGAAGCTCAAAGAGGGCGAAGTAGTTGTAGGGCATTCGCAGCACTCGCTTTCCTGGGACTATAGCCAAAAGGGCGGCGACGCGGCAAAGGTTCCCATGTTCAGGAGCATCGGCAAAGCAGGGCAAGTTCAAGAGGTGAAACTATGAATGGCAGAGACCCAATGAAGGGGCGGCACAGTGTTGGCGTGCAGCGCGTAAATACCGGCAAGATGCGTTCAGGCCAAGCGGAGCCAGCCAGCAACAAGTTCAAGACGAAAGCGCGGCCAGAATACGACTTCAGGAAGCGGCCTATCGTTCCTGACGCAAAGGAAACGAGCCGCGATGAGCAGCGCTTCATTTCCGAGGCCCCGAGTCCCTTTAAGAACAAGATGCAGACTGGGGCGATGCCGACGCCTACCAGTCCCAAAGGCGCGAAGCCTGGTGGCGAGAGCGTAGCGAATCCCAAAGGCGTCTATGCGGGTAAGTCTGGCAGTACCGTAACGGCAAAGGCTTTGCCTCCTGGCTCGCCTGTTGGCTACTCCAAATTGCCGAATCAGAAATTCCAGATTGGCGGGAGAATGGGCTTCCCTCCACCGGCGCGTAAAGCGGGAGCGCAGAATCTATCGAGCGTGAAGCGGAACAGGAGCTTTTATGGCGAAGCGTAGTCAATCGTTTGTGCCAGCAACGCAGACAGGCGATGCAGCCGGGGATGGAAGAGGCCAGAGCATTCAATGGCAGAATAAAGGTGGCCGGAATGCGACCACCGAGCAGTCTCACAGGGGGGCGGGCCAATTAGCTCCACGCCCACAGAACTTCCGCCAGCCGCTTCTAGGAGCGAGCAAGCATACCGGCCCAACGATAGCAAGCATGGCGAGGGTACAGGATAGGCCGTCCTCGGCGCGGGGAACATCGGGAGCAGCCAATGCTGGCAGCTTTACCCCCGTACAGAACAACGCTATGGCGAACCTGACCGGGCAATCCACAGGCCAAGCCGAGGTTCTCCCTCGTGGCGCTTCCAGCCGGATTAGCCCACAGACACGGACGCCTGCACACAGCAACCCAATTGCAACCAAGAAGCCCAAGACGCGGGCAGCATTAGCTTTTTATGGTGAATGAGGAGAGAACATGGCCGACCTCTACAAAGTGACGTATGTAAGCAAGCGCGGAACGGCATCTAAGACGGTCGTGGTGAGCGCCACGACGGAAAAGAACGCCGTAGACGCGGCAAAGACGGCGGATGCTGATTTCAACCAGCATGTCACGGCTTCGGTCATTCAGCACAACATCATCGTCGGCTCATGATTGAATTTCCCCATCCCGGAATCAGCACTTGGAAAAATCCGCACGACATCAGCATCTTCCGGCTGCATTATTCAGCTGACTCCGACAAGACGCCAGAGTGGGCGGCAAAGCAAAAGGAGGCAATGACGAATGTTGCGGATTACGAGCAGGAATATGAAATCAACTTCAGTGCCAAGCTCGGAACGCTTGTCTATCAGCTACATGAGGAAGCCACGCTTGAAAACAGCTTCCCTATTCCTTCAGATTGGACTCGCTTTTTTGCCCTCGACCCTCACCCTGTTGTTCCTCACGCTGCATTATGGATTGCGATGGATAAGTGGGGCGAGCCTTGGGCTTATCGTGAGCTTTGGCCTAGCAAGATTTATGGACAACGAGGCAATGTTCCCGAGGACGACAATCGTTATAGCATCAAGCAATTTGTCGAAACCGTCCAATGGTTAGAAGGCGAAGACAACCCGGAAAACGAAGGGAAAGCGGAAGACATCTACACGCGGGTGATTGACTATGCTGCAAGAGCAATGGGGCAAGGCTTCTTCGATGAAAAGCCGGAGTACAACTTCCAGAAACGGTTCGAGGAGCTTGGCGGCTGGAAGTTCAAGGACTGCATCAAAGACAATCTGGCTGGACCGGAACGCGTGAATCAATGGCTAAAGCCAAGAGATGTGGAGCAGGCGGATGGAACGTTCAAGCCAAAGTCCAAGCTGCACATTTTCCAAGACCGCTGCCCGGAACTGATTCACGAACTCAAGACCAATCGCTTCCAGCAGCTGACACCTATCATGGCGGAACGTTCCGACCCGACCGGCAAGGCGCAATCTAAGCGGAACCATGTGACCGATTGTCTAAAATATCTCGCAATGTCTGAGCCGGAGTACATCAAAGAACGCAAGATGACGAGTAGCTGGAAACCAATCGCCGTGGGGATAAATTACTAAATGCCGATGGATGCTGGCGGAATCCCCGGAACTTCCAAACAAACTCCCGATGCAGCCGCTCCGCCGCAAGGTTCCGGCAAGCGCCGTTCCCGCAAGACTCCTCCGACCGTAGCGGACATTTTAGACCGTCGCAACGAATCCCGCCGCTACATGCAAATCAACTATTGGGACCAATGGGAAGACGTATACCGCGCATCGAAGTGTAGAACGAAGCCCATCATGGTTCAGGATAAAACCGGGAACATGGTTGAGGACAAGACGCGCACCAACGTTGCCATGCCGGAACTTAGCCTTATTATCCGCAGAAAAACGGCGAGACTTACGGCCAATCCGCCGCAAATAAATTATACGGTAGCGGAAGGTGGAAACACGCAACTTGGCGATAGGTTGACCGCTTGGGCTTACCAGCAATTCGATAGAAGCGGAGAAGCTCTGGAGCATCGCAAAACAGTGATGAGCGCCCAGACGTTCGGACTGGGAGTATCAAAGCTCTTCTGGGACACAGTCGAGGTGACAAGAAAGTTCTTCCGCAGAACGGATTCGCTAAGCCGCAGCGACCTTCGTAATCTTGACGCTACGGACAACACGCAAGGCGGAGAGGAAGAACTTAGCGACGACGAAAAGTCTGCGGCAATCGCTAGGTACGGAAACACAACGCAGCTTCCGAAGAAGGTCAGCCAGTTCGAAGGGCCAGTCAGTAAGAACGTATTCATTGGCGACTACTTCATAGAACCAGGTGCAGCGAGTGGAGTCGTTTCTGGCTGGACGATTGAGAACTATTTCGAGTCAGATGTCTGGCTCAAGAAGATGGGCGAAAAGACGTACATCGACCCGCAGGACGGGCAGACCGAACTCCCTATCTTCAACCACGAAGCCATCAAAGAACTTTCGGACATGCCGACGTGGCAACCGATTTACCAGCAACAGCCTTTCGACCTGAGAAGCCGTTTACGGACAAATGCTCTTGGTCAAACCCTACCTCTCTTCCCGACAAAGCTCATCAAGGGTAAGCGATACGACATTCTGGAATGCCACACGAAAGACAAGGACGGGCAATTCTGGATTGAATGGGTGGGAAACGAAAAAGTTCATCTAGGGAAGATGCCTTATCCGTGGGACTTGTATGGAAAGTCCTGCTACACGGAACTCGTTCCCATGTTCGACCTTCTGACGGCTTATGGCGACTCTACACCGCTTCTTCTCCGGCATCTTTGGCTTTTGCACAACGCAATTGTCGGCTCGCGCCGCGATTTGGTTGCGAATATTCTTCGGCCTTTGATGAAAGCCAAGACGGGAGCGGACATTCCCGATGAACAGGTAGACAGGGCTTTATTCCGGATAATCTTCATGCGCGACCCGGAAGCATTAGCCCCGCTTATAGAAAACATGGGGCACTACGCTACAGCCTTATCGGGCGCAACTGAAGAAGAAGCGCAGAACATGCGGATGATGGCGCTAGCTGAACCGAATCTGACGAACGTGGAGACAGGAACGGAATCGAATCCGCAAGCAGGTAAAACAGCGACCACAGCAGTGCTGGCAGCCAAGAGCGCTGACGCGCTAACACAATTCGAAATGGATTCGCTCAACTGGTACCTCAAAGAGTCTGGTGAGAAAAAACTGGCGATGCTACAGCAGACCGAGCCGGAGCAGGACGAACAAAGCCCCAGTGGATACAAACCCTATCAGATTGCCGGGAAGTACTCTAGCCAAGTCGAAGGATTAAGTCAGCGTTACGGAAAAGCATCTTCGGTCAATCTGGACTTCATGGAGATTCAGCAGGAGATTCAGGTAGAACCTGCCGCAATGTCCATGCTTTCCGTGGATGACGATATTCGCAGAACAGGAGCTTTGCAGCTGGTCGAGATGGCGGGTCAAATGCCGAATGTGGTTGACCCGTATTATGCAGCCAAGAACTTCGCTTCGACCATCAAGGGGGTGGATGCGGACAAGGCAGTGCCTCCGCCGAAACCCCCCGTTCCTCCACCGCCAAAGGTGACAGTGACCGTGGCTGCGAAGGTGCCGGAGCTTCCGCCAGAAGTTCAGACGCAGCTCTTCCAGTCGATTACCGGCCAGCCTGTTTCGCAGCAGACGCAGGAAGAAGTGAACATAGACCATACGCTTAAGGGAATCGAGAAACTGTCTACGGCTTCTGACCATGCCGACAATCTGATGAGCACGAAGAGTGCGGACGACGAGCCGACAACTCCGATGGCGAAGGGAGTAGGCAATTCCAACCCTTCTTCGTCTAAATGAGTCGCAGACTTTACATGATGCCTTGCAAGACCCACTATTCAGACCTGCACTTGAAGCGTTCTTTGAGGAGCGGAAGCGGGAAAGCATGGAGATGCTCTTGCGAGCGGTAAGACAACCGATTCGTGACACGATGAAAGAGGCTAGACTGGCGGGTAAGGTAGAAGCCTACGAGGATTCCTTGAGGGATATGATTCAGTTCGCTCAAGAGCAAATGCAAGGCGCAAAAGGAGAAATATGAGAGGCGTATTCAGAGTCAATTATCAGGAAAACGGTCAACCCAAGTCGGGATTTGTAGCGGCTTTTACGGACGTGGAAGCGGCCACGCATTTCGGTGTGGCGAGCCAGTCCGGGGTGCAGGTGACGAAAGCGCTGTATCCGGTCGAAGTGGCAGGCACGGATGCGCCTCACGCCACGATTCCGTCTGTCGCGCCGAGCGTGGCTCCATTTGATTTGGCGAAGGGCGTAAGCCGTGACGAGTTCAATGCCGCGCTGAGCCTAATTCAAGACCTGCAGCGGCGACTTGCCGGTCAAGGAAAACCAGTTTCTTTGGGACCAACCCAAAGCGAGTAGCCGGAACCAACCCGGCGAAGGAGTAGTTTATGGCAGACGTAACAGAAGCACCAACACAGGATGCGATTGCGGAATCGCTTCTTGGCCCGGAAGAACAACAAACTGCGGTTGAGCAACCCGAAACCGAGCAAACGCAGGATGTTGAAGCCGAAGGGCAGCCGTTAGAGCAAGAGCAGCAAGAATCACAGGAAGAAGTCGAGAACTGGCTCCCTAGCGAGCAGGACAAGATTTTTCCTGATGAGATTTTGCAGCGCTATGCGACGCGGTATGGCCTTGACGAGGCATGGCAAGCTAACCCACAGCTGAAGCAGCTCGTCATTGACAAAATCAATTCCGATATTTACTTGCAGCAGTTGCAGCAGCAGGAGCAATTCGAGCCTGAGCCGGAAGCGCAGCCGGAACCAACCCAGCAGCAGCCGCAGCTCAGCCGTGAGCAGCATTTCCAGAATCTGACTCGCGTGGTCGCGGAACGCACAGACCCAGAAGTAGCCAAAGCGTTCCACGGCGAGTTCATGGGGGTTTGGAATCTTCCCCTTGAACAGCAGCCGCAAGCGCTCGCGCAAGTCACCTCGAAATACATGCTCAACATGGTGAACACGTTTTTGCCGGATATGCTTCAGGCTCAGCTGTCAGGAGTCCTGAATACAGCCTTCCCTGGTTTCGGTGATATGTACGACCGCAGCTCTCATGCGATGGCGTGGGACCGCGTGCGCAATTCAGAACCGGCGTTTGCCAGCCTGCCTGCTTACGGAACGAAGGAATTTTCTTCTAAGCTCCGTGAAGCGGCCTCTCGCATACCGGGTTTTGATGACATGCAGTTCACCGATGGGCAGGGACGGCCCTTGCCCGCACAGCAGAACGCCGAACGAAAGTACGCGATGCTGGCAAAGATAGCCTCCGGCCAGAACGTCAATCCACAGTTGCTCCAGCAAGCAGCCGCAGCGGGTGCAAGAAACGCACGACGCGCCGATGTCCGCAGAAGCGCGGGGAATCTCGGCTCCGGGCAATCTAAAGCCGCTGGCGGTGGTCAGCAGAAAGCAGGTCGTTTCCAGACCAACAGTGACCTCTTCGATGAGGACACGATGGAACTGTACGACAGCAATCATGGCCGCCTCTAGAGAGAAGGAGCTAGTGAGTGTTACTAGTTTCACGCAGTTTCGACCAGTTCGTAGTTGACACAACCAACGTCCGCGACGTTTCCGAGCAAATGGTATTGCTTGAACCGGATGCGGCTCCGTTGTTTGTGCTCACCAACGTAGCCAAGCGGAAACAGCCGACTATCGGCCCACGCTTTGAGTGGGTTGAGGACACGGAAGTTTCCCTGTGGGGCTACGCATCGCAGACCACAGACTACACTTCGGTTGCAACCAACATCCTCGTGGCGGATGGAACCATCTTCGGAGTCGGAGACATCGTGGCTGTGCCCAAAGCACAGTCCTCGTCCGCGGCCCCGGAAGTGTTTCTCATCACGGCCATTTCAACCAATACCCTGACCATCACGCGAGGCGTAGGAGGTTCCGGCGCAGACACTTTGCCTGCTACCGGGTCTCTCCGCGTACTCGCTTCGGCGTTCAAGGAAGATGACAACGTTGGGCAACAGCGCTACACGGCAAAAACCGTGCAGATTAGCTACGCTCAAATCTTCAAGACGCCGGTGAAGGTCACACACACAGCAGCTTCGACCAAGCAGTACGGAGCGCCGCAAGGCGAGCGGAAATATCAGCTCGTCAAAGCGCTTATCCGGCACCGCTCGGAAATCGAAGGTGCGGGCCTGTGGTCACGCGCTTCAGAATCCCTTGCGTTGCCTAGTTCTCGCTGGACGACGATGGGCTTCCTGTCGCGCATCGCCACCAACAAGACGGACGCTTCCACTACAGCGACCATTACAACGTGGAACACGTTCTCAGAGACGGCGTTCCGTTACGGAGAAAAGCAGAAGTTGCTGCTCTGCGCTCCAAAGGTCATTTCGGCGCTTAACTTTTATTCCCAGAACAAGTTGCTTACGCGCGTGGGCGACACGGTTTTCGGGGTGAAGATTGCGCGGTTTGAAATGGCTCTTGGGGAGTTCATGCTGGCGAACGACTACCGGCTGGGGACGGGCGATGTCGGCTACTCCACCGGCAACAACTTTGCTAGCCATGCCTACTCCATCGACTTGCCGAGCGTAGCAATACGCTATCTGCAAGGCGGCGGAGACAACCTGATTGGCGATACCAAGCTCTACGAGAACATCCTGCCTGACGGCTCGACCACTCGTACAGATGAGTATCGCTCGCAGCTTGGCTGGGAAATCCGGCATGAACGGAAACACGCGTGGCTCTTTGATTTGAGCGCTTACGCCTGATTTTTAACCTTCTTCCGAGGGGCGGCGGAAACCGCCCCATTTTTGAAAGGACACCATGGCCGTACAATCTTTTAAGTGCGTAATATGCGACAAGGAGTTCAAGGCAGGTGATTGGACTTGCGAAGATGGCTTGTCGAATCACGTCGTGGCCTCCAAAGAATATCTGCTGGCGGATGCTCCAACCGACCCCGGCCACCCCGAACGCGGCGGCATGGATTCAAAACGCGACGGGCGGACAAGAATCTGCAATATCCCTCCTCCGCAGAAAGTGATGCGTGGAGATGAAGTGACGTGGATTGGTGAAGGCTACGTGGAATTCATTCGTGGGCGTTTCGCTACAACCGACCCACAACAGCAATACTGGCTCGACAAAAAGGGTGGATTCTGTTCGCAAGGTCAGTGGGAACAAGCGTGGCTCAGTCACAGCCAGCAACTCGAAATCAAGGAAATGAGCCTGAAGGCAAGAGAACAGCGACTCGAAAACGAGCGCAACGAATTGCTGACGCAAGTTCAGAAGCAGAAGAAAGAACAGCCCGCGCGTGTCTAAATGCTCGAACTGCGGAGCGGAAACGGTTCGTTCCCGCAATATCTGGGACAAGGATGGCAACCAACGGGAAGAGTGTGTGTCTTGCTCGCCAGAGAGTTTCGAGAAATTCACCGCACCTTCTGATAAAAAAATCTGGGCGGGATGGGAAGCCCATCCCGAAGAGTACGAAAAGAAGTACGACAAGAATGGTCTTATCTACGAACGGAAGCCGGAGTACCGAGCCGAACAGGAACAAAGGCTAAGAGAAGCTACGGAAGAGGAACGGCTTGCTCAAGAACGAGCCATCGCCAAAAAACGCAAGGAAAGACGAACGGAACCAATGGACGAGATAGAGAAGGCCGCTGCTTTGCGGAAGGCAGAAGAAATTGCCAGTTGGCTTATCGCTTCAGGAGGGAGTGTAAATTGACAGGTTGGGAAAAGCGGGCAAGACAACTACTTCTAAATCCAAAGGGCAGGGAAGAGCTATCCAAGATTCTTGGGACAACCATTGAATTGGCTGGAGAGAAAGGCCCGGAAAAAGAGAAACCCATCGTTGTGGTTCTTTGCCCGACCTACAGAGCGCCTGAACCGAAGATGGGTGCTGCCCTTCTTCGCATGGTCGAATATACGAGAAAAAAGGACAACGCGATTGTCTATGAAGGGCCTCCGATTTCAGGCTCCGTCGTTCATTGGTCGCGTAACTGGCTCATCACAGAGCAGTTGAAGACAGGAAAGCCGTGGACGCACTGCCTATTCATTGACGATGACATCGTGATTGAGGCAGACACTCTCGAACGTCTTCTTTCCCACAAGAAGGACATCGTAGCGGGACTTTGTACCCGCCGCAACGACCCGCCCATCCCGAACATGAGATTCTTCGACAGAAAGACCGGAGAATCAAAACAGGTCTGGGAATGGCCGGAAGGGAAACTAATCGAAGCCGATGCCGTAGGTACGGGCTTGATGCTGATTTCCAGAAGCGCACTGGAACAGGTTGCTCAGGTCTATTTTGACTGTCTGTGGGAGAAAGATTTCTACGGACTATCTGGAGAAAGGCTGGAGCAACTCAAGGAAGCAAGGCTCAAGAAGTTCGATGCCGATAAAACCTGTTACTGGTTTCGCTTTCTGCCTACACCGGCAGGGGACATCGAAATGGGCGAGGACGTAACCTTCTGCCAGCTCGCCAAGAAGTATTGCGAAATTCCCATCTACGTGGATACCGCGATTCAGCCGGGTCATTTGGGAACCTACCCCTACTCCATCAAGGACTTTGAGCCTTACCGGGATGAGTGTGTGTTGCGAGCGAAGATTAAAGGGGAATACCCTATGGAAGTTCCGCCAATGAAGATTTCGATTCTTTGCCCGACGCGAGGCAGGCCGGCAAACGTCAAACGCCTGATTGATTCCGCCGCCGCAACGGCTACGGTCTGCCCTGAGTTTGTTTTTTACGTAGACGATGATGATGAAACTTTCCCTGCCGCAACGGACATAACCGATGTGCGAGTAGTCAGAGGTCCGCGTATAACTCTATCCGCTATGTGGGACAAGTGCGCTGAAGTGGCTACCGGAGAAATCCTGATGCAGGCGGGGGACGACATCGTTTTCAGGACAAAGGGTTGGGACGACCAGGTACGAAGGGCGTTTGCTTCTTTCCCTGACCGTCTGGCTTTCGTTCACGGAGACGATGGAGTTTACGGCCACACCTTCGGCACGCACGGATTCATCCACAGGGCATGGGAGGATGCTGTGGGGCATGTTGTCCCTCCTTACTTCTCTTCGGACATGGCCGATGTCTGGCTGAACGAAGTGGCAAACAGAATCAACCGGAGAATCTTCCTTCCGTTCGTCACCGAGCACATGCACTTCATTAACGGCAAAGCCGAAGTGGACAAGACGCACAAGGAACGAATGGAGCGCGGCGGGCGCGACAACGTGAAAGAGATTTACGACAAGCTGGCTCCCAAGAGGCTGGAAGAGATTCAAAAACTTCAGAGACGCATAGGCATGGAATGGAAGCCATCGTCGGAGAACGCCATTGCTGTGTGAAGTAGATACTGCCGCGTGGAAAGCAATTCCGGTGGATGGAATCGGCTACATCGACAGCGAAGAGTTTCTTGCTTGGAGCGATGTCAGGGTAAGGTCTTTCATTCGGGAGTTTGAGGCGACTCGTTATGGCGGTTGGAGAAACTACGGAAATCTCTGGCGCAGCACGCTGGGCCTCGATACCACACACGGAAAGAGAATCATGGATTTTGGGTGTGGATACGGTATTGAAGCTCTTCAGTTTTGCAAGTCAGGCAATGAAGTGGTTATTTCGGACATTCATCCATCGAATATCGCCGCGGCAACCAGAGTTCTGAAACTATCGGGATTCTCGCCTGCCGTTCCCGGCAAGGTAGATATTTTCTACTCGAATGGGGTTTTGCATCATTCGCCGCAAATCCGTGAAATCCTCAAAGGGGCGGTAGGGAACCTGAACGACGGCGGGGAGATTCGGCTGCTTCTCTACACCGACAAGGCATGGACAGGCAAAACAGGGACTCCAGTTCCGCCCATCGAAGAGGACGTAACGAAACACCCCGCCTTCCCTGTCTATGTCAAAGCGATGGATGCGGTAGGGGAATACGCCGACTGGTACACGCGAGAGAAGCTGGAGATGCGCGTCGGAGACTTTCTGGAAGTCGAGGACTTTACCTACATCACTCCAAACGGAATGTACGCAACGACGCATCTGAGGCCACGGTGAGCAAGTGGGACATTCTGATTCTGACAATGCCCAGTAGGGCGGCGTTTCTGATGAGGCTGATGAACGTTCTTGACCCACAGCTCAGGCCGGGGGTGAAGGTAGTTGTGAGGACTTCGGACCCAAAGATGACGCGAGGCGCTAACCGCGTGGAAATGATTAAGCAATCGGACGCCGAATACATCAACTTCCTCGATGACGACGACCTTGTGCCGGAGGATTTCGTTTCGAGCATCTTCCCCTTGCTCGACGGCGTAGACTACATCGGGTTTCAGGTTCAGCTTTACTACGGAGGCCCCGGAGGGCCAAAAGAACTTCCAACGTTCCACTCCCTCAGATACCCGCAATGGTCAAGCACGAACGAAGGGCACTACCGCGACCTTTCGCACCTCAACCCAATTAAAAGAGAATTAGCGATTCAGGGTGCGGAACAAATGGCCAAAGGAAACGGCAACGAAGACGTGATGTGGGCCGAAGCCATGCGTGGACTGGGAATCGTAAAGACGGAGCATTACGTGGACAAGATTATGTACCACTACTATTTCAGGCAGGGGCATACGGACTAATGGCTAAAGTTTGTTTGCTCGATAGTCCCTCGTGGATGCTATTTAACCCCTTAAGTTTCTTACATCTAGGGATTCTTTACCTGGCCGGGTCTCTCCGCGAAGCAGGGCACGAGGTGCGCGTTCTTGATTGTCACGCGATTACGTCGTGGGACAAAATCCACAAGCAGTTAATCATTGATTACGACAAACTGGAACCGTGCGACGTTCTGGGCATTTCCGCCACCACGGCGAATGTCCATTGGGGAAAACAACTGGCTAAGGCATGGAAGGCGGATGCGAAAGTTCTGGGAGGCGCTCACGCGACCTACATCGCTACCGGGCCGCATCAGCAGTTCAAGCATCCAAAATATTTCGATGGTTTCGACTTTCTGATGGTGAACGAGAGCGAGCATTCCTTTGTGGAGTTCTGCAACGGATGGGACAAAAGCGATGTCTCGAAGGTTCCGAATCTCGGCTGGTTCAATGAACTGGGGTTTCTTCAAATGAATCCACCGGGTGAACTTCCCGACGTACAAAAGCTCGCTCCCCCGGCTTTCGACTTGTGGCCAACACCGTTCTACCGGGGAAGATTCACGACAGCGGATTACGAAGGCAGCGTGGGAATGACTGCCCAGATGTTTTCGGCAAGGGGGTGTCCTTATGGATGCCGTTTCTGCGCGGACGCCAGAACAAAAATCCGCGAGGAGAGCTACGAGCAGATTGAATGCCAAGCGAAACAACTCGCCTCTTTGGGAGTAACCTGCGTCCGCATCTATGACGATGTGTTAACTATCAAGGCAGACAGATGCAAGAGAATAGCGGACATCATGCACGACCACGGCCTATGGTTCAGAGGTAATACAAGAGTAAATCTAACCGACCCGTCTCTCTTTCAATATCTGGCCAAAAAAGGTTGTGTAGAGCTTGGCTTTGGCGTGGAGCATGGTTCCGCTCGGATGCTGAAAGCGATGGACAAGGGAACGACGCCGGATAAGAACACAGCGGGTATCAAGATGTGCCAAGATGCAGGCATGGTTGCGAAAGCCTACCTACTCGCAGGATTCCCCGGAGAAACCCTAGAAAGTCTTGACGAGATGGAGCAGTGGATGCTATCGACCAGGCCGGATGCGGTTAGCTGGAATTTGTTTCAGCCCTACCCCGGTTCCGATGTGTGGATTCACCCCGACCGCTATGACATCAAGCTACCCGATAACGCTTTCGACAAGTTCTGGCAGACGGGAGACGAAGTTACGGAAGAGTCGGTGTATCTCGACTTGCCTAGCATTAGCAAGCGTGATTTGGTGAGACGGTTCCGGGAGATTGCTGCGGTGATTGACACGAAGATTCAGCACCGCGACAGAGGGATGGTGATGAGTTGAAAGTCGGATTCGTAGGATGCGGGAAGCTGGGCTTGATGGTCGCGCTCACGGTTGAATCGAAAGGCCATTCCGTAAAAGGATTCGATGTATCTGATGCCCCGCAGCGTTATCTAGCGCAAGGCTCTATTCCTTTTCAGGAAGAGCATGCTGAAGAGCTTCTGGCTACGAGCAAGATGGAAATGGTTTCGCTACCCGAACTCTGCGATTGGGCAGACATCCTATTCATCGCTCCGCAGACTCCGCACAATCCGATGTACGAAGGGACAACGCCACTACCGGAGACGAGAGCAGACTTTGACTATAGGTACCTTATCGCCTGCGTGGATGACGTAAATTCGTCGCTCGTTCGGCCTACACCATGTATCGTCATTTCCACCGTTCTCCCGGGAACGATTGAAAGAGAAATCCTTCCCATAATCGACAAGAATTTCCAACTTGTTTATTCTCCGCAGTTCATTGCCATGGGCACGGTCTATGAAGACTTTTTGCACCCTGAGTTTTGGCTTATCGGAACGAATGCGGATGAGTTTTCCGTAGAGGTCGTTCGACATTTCTACCGGACTATCGCAAAGATTCCCGAAGTCGTTACGGACATCCGAACAGCCGAAGGCATAAAGGTTTTCTACAATACTTTCATCACCGCAAAGACGGTTCTGGCTAATCTCTACGGAGAGATGGCGCACCGCTGCCAGATGAACGTGGATGACATTTTCAAAGCGATTTCACTCTCTACTCACAGACTTCTTTCTTCAAAATACCTGAGGGCCGGGATGGGAGATGGAGGAGGCTGCCACCCAAGAGACAACATCGCTCTTTCCTGGCTGGCCAAGCGAATTGGCCTGTCCTATGACTTCTTCGAATCGCTGATGACCGCGAGAGAAAAGCACTGCGAATTTCTGGCCGACATCATTGAAGAACAGGCTACCTATGAAATGCCAATTACGATTCTCGGTCGAGCTTTCAAGCCCGAAACCAACATCGAAACAGGAAGTCCAGCGCTACTCCTCTCAGCTGTTCTTCGACGGCGTGGCGTGGCGCATGACGCAGTGGACGACGTGCCAGACCGAGCCGGACTCTTCTTCATTGGATGCCAGCACGAACACTATCGCTTCGCAAAGTTCAGAGAAGGTTCAGTAGTGATTGACCCTTTCCGCTACATCCCCAAGCAGGAAGGCGTGACGGTAATCCACATAGGGAAGCCGGAAGTCAAGGCAAGGATTGCGGTCCTGCAATGAAGCGCCCTGAAATCATCGAACTCGCCATGCAGTTTGTCGAGCGCAAGGGCGAGAAAGTTCTAAACCTAAATTCCATTTACACCCTTGTGCTTCAGGACATCTGCAAGCGTGAACGTTTCTGGTGGCGGAGAGTACAGTTTAATTTCAACGCCACGGCCAATACGCAGACTTTCGATCTGACAGCCATAACCACGGTTCCGGCCAATGCAATGCAGGAAATCCTTCTGGATGAAATCACCAAGTTCACTCTAATCCTAAGTCCCAATCCTTTTCAGGTGGCGGAATTTGTTCCTGTCTTTGACCCGGAAACGCTCATCGAGATGATTAACAACATTCAGCCTGCGTCTCCAAATAATCCGAGTGTTCAATTCCCTGGTTCCGGGGGCCGTTACACGATGGACCCAAGCGGAATCAACGTGGTGCGGATTGACCCGCTGGACATCAACTACACCGCGTATATCGTGGGCTGGGGTATGCCGAATCCCGCCAGTGATTCAGTGAATGACACGGTTCCACTCATACCGGCATGGGGGCACAACACAATCCTTGAAGGCATGAAATGGATGATTTTTGACTGGGTGTATGGCGAAGACAACGCCAAGACAATCAGCGCATCAAGACGGTATGAGCAGGCGATTCAAGACCTCGCGCAAAGAAAGCAGTTTGACCCGAACTACAAACTTCAGTTGTCCTTACAGGAAGGGGCGGTTCGTTCCACCTAATGCCTGAACTCAAGGCGCTAGAGCAAATGGATGCAGGCGGAGTGGATAGCCGGTCGAATCCACTCAATTTCCCGAGAAACAGGGCTTTGCGTTGCCAGAACTGGTGCCCCAAACAGGCTGGTTTCTGGGAACTGCGCTGGGGATATTCCAGCGTGACGATGAGCACGGTATCCGTTTCCGCCATTCACAGCATGTTTCCTTATCGGACGAACGCAGGGGGGAAGTTTGTCCTCTTCATGCAAGGAACCACACTCAAGACGCTTGATACTTCTACGGGCACGGTCACGACTCCCACGGTGAAGGGGACAGCGGTAGCTTCTTCTGCAAAGGGTGCTGGATTTTTTGCGAATAACCGCTTTCATTACGGTAACGGAACGGACCAGAAATGGTTCGATGGAACGAACTGGCGGGATTCAGGGATTCCCGCTATCACGCTTACGACTCTTCTGGCGCAGAATATCACCGTCACCGAAGGCGTTAGAGAACTTACCGCAGCACAAGCATCCACGGTTACACTCACCGCGGCGGCTGGAGGCTCTTTCCCTGCAGATACCCTAACAGGCCATCTGATTTACGTCGTGCTGTTCGACACGTCCAATACCGGAAGCTATCCAAATGAAATCGGGCCAGCAACCATTTCGGTTGGAACTGGAAGAATTGTAGTTGCGCTAAACAACAAAATTACCGTCGCCAACATGCCGAATCTTTCCGGCGTAAACGCCAACTGGGTAAAACTGATAGCAGGCACGGCGGACGGAGCGAACTTCGCCTTCTTTTTCACGAATACTTCCACGAATCTGACCTCCTGTACTTCTGTCGGGCAATTGCTAACAGTTGTGGCCACGGCGCACGGCATGGCTACTGGAGATGTGGCCATCATCTCAGGGACGGCCAGTTTTGATGGCGTATACGTGGTTACAGTTCTGAACGCCAACTCCTTCACCGTACAGCTTCCGATTACCAACACAAATCCGAATACTGGAGCAATCGGCACGGTTAAGAGAATCGTGAAGGCTGCGAACGCCACGACTACGGTAGATGTACTTGCCCCGACACAAGACACAAGTTATCTGGCAAATCAGAATCTAGGACTGCCCGCCTCGACTATAGGCGGAGTGAACGCTGGGTATCAGTTTTATGCCTCCTTCTATAACCCGAACGGCGGAGGGCATGTAGGGAACAGAGTTCCTATCGGCGGGAGAGCTTTACAAACGGGCTACCGTTCGAACTGGCATCTTGGGACTCTACCAACATCCGCTGACCCTGAACAGGTTCTCTTAATCGGGAGAACTGGAGACGGAGCGCAAGTTCCGTATCCATGTACGGACAATGCAGGGAATTGGCTGACGGTGCCGAATCTAATTGGTACTTCCGTTGTCTCTGATGCGAATATTGACGGAGCGCACGAACTTCCCACTAGAAACGGTATTATTCCTTCGCAGTGTAATATGTTCTGCCTTGCGGGAGATTACGCCTATGCGGCGGACACAGGTTCACCCACGTTGCGGCGCTCCGGCTCTTTTGCGGATGACCGGGCCGGTTTATTCGTAGGAAGGCCGGAGCAATCGTGGGCACCGAACGACATAGATACTTTTCCCACTGCAGAGGCTTGTACCGGGCTATTTGAAATCGACCAGGAAGTTTTCATGGGCACGCTCCATGACTCAGCCCTATCTGTGAATTTAGCTGGAATCCAGCAATGGGTTGGGCCGTGGCCGGTAGGCATTGCCGGAAGACGGGCGGGAACGAAATGCGGAGCACAAGGATTTTACTGGGTAACGGGAGATAAACAACTCGCTACTTTCTCGCAGGGAGTTCCTGTAATTGCTTCAGATGAGTACGAACTGGCTGAGCTATCCCAGATTGGCGACGCGTTTCTTTCCACTGTGGAATGTGTTTATTTCCGAGACGGCTCGAAGAATAAGGAAGAGCTTAGAATTGAAGCGCAGAAAGCGGACGGAACTCCCTACACCATCATCCACGACTTCAAGCTAAAAGAAGTCTATTCTGCTCCCGGCTCCCTGTACGGGCAGGGGTACAGTTCTACCTTCACCGGTCCTCTGGGAACTGTTTTTACTTCCGCTCTCGTTCGTGACGGAAATGGACGGTTGCAAATATATTCAGGGGCAAGTACAGGTCAAATCTACCAGCTTTACAGCGGAGCGGATGATGTTGGAAACCAATACACGGCAGATTTGATTCTGCTGGCGAGTGGCGGGACTGACAGGCCGAGTGTTCCTTTCCTTGACTATTATGGCGACCAGAACATAAAAGTAACCCTTGGAAGAAATCTCAGTAGTTCTATTGCTCCCGGCGCTCCGTGGGGATTTGACCCGCCAAATGCTGACGCCAATGTTTCTCAAGCTGTTCAGGGAGCGGAACAGGACTTCCTTTTTCGTGTAGCTCTAACCCCTTCCGAAGTGCAAAGGCTTTATCTTCGCTTCCAACTTACCTCCCATTCGGCGGATGGTAATTTGAATCTAAATTCTCCGGTCCATGTTCCGCTAGAAAACTACGGAAGGATTTATGCGCTAATTCCGGCAATCGACGGGGAGCGTGGACGATGAAAGTTATTTTGCGTGGATATGGCATCCGAATGACGACAGAAGAACGGCAGATTGCCAGAGCGCAAGCAAGGGACACGACTCTTACCAGAGGAACGGCGCAGAAGCCGCAGCCTCCTAGAGACATTATTGCTCAATCGGGACCGAGAGGAGTCTTACTTACATGGAATCTTCCGGCTGGGTTCAATACCGACATTCAGCGTTGGCGAGTGTACAAGGACGATGAAAACACTTTATTTGCCGACATCAACGATAGGGGAACCAGGCAGCATTTCATTGAAACGAGTTCCGGCTCCACGCCTCCGGTGACGAACTATTTCGTTTCTTCTCTAAATAGTTTGGGAATCGAATCGCAAAAGGTGCAAGTGCAAGGGATAGCCAGTGTAGAAGCGGGAGCACCGACAATGCCAGCAGTTCCTCCGGGATACACAGATGGCGGCGCAGGCGGAGGAAATACCAGAACGAACTTCACGCGCGGAGGCATAAACACATTCTAAGAGTCATACCGCTAGATTTCATAGGGCAAGGCGCTTTGTTGGAGCCGAAAGACGCGAAACTTCACGACGCGGCAGTCGATTATGCTCTGAGAGAATTGGCTAAAGGCAAGGACCTGAATTTGAGCAAGTTCGCAAAGGTCTGGGTTGGGCTAAAGAATGAGGAAGTGATGGGGATTTCGGGCTATGTGTTGCGTCCCGATATTCCTTTGCTGCGGGCTACGGATGCGGATGTGCTACGCGCTCTGACGCATCGCATGAACGATTTCTTTTCCGATAATGGATGCCGCGGGCAGGAGGCTTTCGTGTATATTGGCGACGAGAAGCCCGAACAGCGTTGCCCCGACTGGAAACAGGTACTCAAAGAGTTTGGCGCTAAATCGGCGCAGCGGTGGTCGGTGGAGGTGCGGTAATGGGCGGCGGACCTAGCCAAGAACAAAAAGACGCGGCATCAGCGCAAGGAAAACTGGATACCCAGCTTGGGCAGGCTTTTGGACGGCAAGAGCAATTCTCCGAAGCGCAACAAAACAAAGTAAATCCATTCTATACGGACCTGATGCAGAAGGGTTTGCCGTACATGGCGAACCTTACGGACGCAGCGGGCGGAAACGTAGCGCGGGCTTTTGCCCCAGCGAGGCAACAGCTCGAACAATCTCTTGGACAAAATGCAAACTCTCTTCCTTCGGGTTTCGCTACCGGAGCAAGAACCGACTTAGCTTCCAATCAGGCAAGGGCTTTTGACGACCAACTACAGGGAGCGCAAGGCGCTAATCTTCAGGCGAAACAGCAAGGCGCGGCTGGACTTTTGGGACAAGCCCAAATCGCAAATCCAACAGCGTACTCAGGTCAGGCATTACAGGGAAACAGTTCGGTGATGAATGCGCCGCTTGCTAAACCCGGTTTGGGCGGTTTGCTTGGCGGTTTGGCTGGCGGATTGGCTTCGGCCATTCCCTTCTAGGAGAACTTTATGGGACAAAACGCACCGTCGCAAATGGATTCAACGAGCGTGGATGCCGGACCGAATCCCATGCTCAAGCTCTTGAAAGGCGGACTTGGAGGACTAGGGCAAGGACTCCAGAATCAGCAGCAAATGCCTCAGCAAGGCGGAGCGCAGATGGGGCCAATGCCTCAAGCGCAGCAGGTTTCCGCCGACTACTTTCTACCGCAACGCCAACAGAAGCCGAACAACCTAGCTTTCTACGGGAGCGCCAATGGGTGACTCTTTCCGCCAACCCCAGACACAGGCGGCAGGAATTCCTCCGGGAACATTCGGGCAGGAACAGAATCCTGCTTCAAGTAGCATGGATGTAGGTTCAACAAAGGCTGCGAAGCTCGTAAATATCCTGCAATCGGGCCTACAAGGCGCTCTGGCGGGCAGAGCAAAATCCGAGGAGACAGTAGCCGCGACAGGCGGAAGGCGCTCTGGCGGGGCCGGTATGGGCTTTGAAGCGGGTTATACGCTGCCGTGGCAGAGAGCAGCACAGCAGAATCAACTTGCCCAACAACAGGCCCAGACAAATGTACTCAGGTCCGAAGCACAAAACGTCAACGTTCCGGGTATGGGACAGATACCGGGATGGCTGGCCAAGGCTCTAGGCCCAGCTGGAATCAAGGCAAGCTCAGCTCAGACCGTTCAAGGGATGAAAGGCGACACGGCAGAGAGCATCGCAGAAGGAAACAGGGCTTCGCAGGAAAAGATTCATCGCTATGTTCCGGTTCCGAATGTTGGCTTGTACGACACGCAAACCCGCTCGGTTGTTCCGCAAACAGCACAAGGCATTACTATCACGCCAGAAATTGCGAAAGACCATAACCTGCCGGATGAGTTCATTGGCAAGCCAATGGGGTTGACTCAGCTGGCTGCTATCCAGCGTTCGGATGTCTTTGCTAACGTTCCGCAGATGACGGCGCAAGGCCCGATTATCGTCAACCGCAAGACAGCTCAGGCAACTCCTGTTACTGGGCCAAATGGCCAGCAGTATAGCCCTCCGGCGCTTGCCTCTCCTCGTGAAGTGGCCGACGTGGACAATCCCGGCCAGACCATCATTACCAGCGGAACTGGAGCAATGGGCAAACCCGGACCAAGCTCCGCCAGTGTGCAGGTTCCAAAGAGAGCAGCTGCGGCGGAAGTCCCCACAAAGATTGGCGACCAGAAAGTTGCCTTCACGACGATGGTGCAGCACGCGGACTTGCTGCGTTCTGCTATCCAAGCGCTTAACAACGGTGACCAGCAAACGCTCAACAGCCTGAAAAACAGATTCAAAGCAGAATTTGGCGTGAGTGGACCGCTCACAGCGCAGGCGATTGCCGATGCCTACGGCGGAGAAGTGACGAACGTAATCGCTAAAGGCCATATCACCGATGCCGAAATGAGCAAGACTGGGAAGACGCTGAACGTCAACAGGCAGAGTCCTGAGCAATCTTTGGCTGTGTTGGACGCCTACAAAGCTCTCGCACAAAGCAAAATGAACATGCTCGACCAACAGAAGAACGCGGCGGTGAATAAGTCTCAACCGGGCGGCGGTAACAAGGACGTAATCGAGTGGCATATCGAGAATGGGAAGCTCGTGAAAGGCCCGAAGCCTAACTAATGCCTGACCATGTAGTGACCGACGAAAAAGGGCAGAAGCACCGCTTTCCCGATGAAGCCACGCCAGAAATGATTGCGGAAGCGCTAGGAATCCAACCGCCAAGTCAAGGCCCCAATCTAAAGACTGGCGAAGGCATGGAAGCGCAGTCGCAGCAGCAGGCAGGTCAGTACCTTCAGGGCCGCGCCACCGCGCCGTACGAACAGCAACAAGCAGAATTGCAGCAAAGGAAAAACCGTGCCGTAAAATGGCAGATGAATAATCCAGCGGCAGTTACAAATGCCGTGGCGGCGTATGCTCCGATGGCCGCTGCCAAGTCAATCGCGGGAGCAAAGGTAGGGGGATACGCAGGAAGAAAAGCGGCAGACGCGGCAGGTATCCCACCGGAATACGGGGAATTGGCCGGTGGAACTCTGGGCGGTTTTGCTGGGGCGGTTCCGTGGAACAGGGCCTCTCTGGGTAAGACAGTAATAAATCCAAGAACTCTTGAGCCTCGACCGGGCATTAAGTTGATTCCGTGGATGAATAATGAACGAGCAACGGCGCTAGGGGACCTTCTTGACCCGAATCTTCCGAAAGTTCGCAATATGTTGCAGGCCACGGAAGAGTCCATGCCGAACAGAATCAATGAACTTGCTGCTCAAGGGAAGCAAGAAACGCTTTTTGGACAAGAGAACGCCGCGGCTATAAAGAGAGCGCAAGCTCCTGAGCCTCTTCCGTGGCAGGCTCCGTCCCACGATGTTATCAAGCCGGGTACGCCTGAATTTGCCGATGCCGCTTACGGCAAAGGCAATCAGTATCCGTGGTCGAGAGTTCCATCTCGCGCTCCGGTTGCTGCGCGAAACGTTGACCCATTTAGCGGAGAACCAACCGCACAGGCGAAGCCGCAAGCCGACCAGCCGATAGAGACATTCCCTGAGCCGAATCCGGCAGTTAGCGCAGACCGTCCCGGCTCTCTTTGGTCTGTGCCGCGTGAGCAACTCGAAACGCGAGCAACGCGAGGTCAACCCGGCGCTCTTGATGTTTTGAAGAACGTCCGCAAGGAACCATTCCTTGTACAACCTAGACCTTCAATGGGAGAGCCTAACCCAGAATTCAACGCCTTGCGTGAAAGCAACATGCCGCAAGGTAATCCGACTCCTTTCCAGCAACCGATTCAGGTGCAAAAAGACAGCATGGGCATCCGCTGGGCGCACGACGGAACGAATAGAGTTTCCATTCCGCAGAGCGTTCCTGACGAAGCAATCGCAGATTATGCGCGTCCGAAACTTGCGGAACAAGCTACAATCCGAAGCCAGTTGCCGTGGATGAAGGGAAGCCAATAGTGGGCCAAACTCCCCCGAAGTCATTTCTCCCCAGTTCTCCTTATGGCGCTTCTCCCGCTGCGAACGTTTTGAATCCTGTCCAGCCAACTGCCCAAAACCCGCAAGTCCCCCTACTCCCTCCAAATTTCACCGACCCCGGCAGGATGCAGCAACAGAACGCGCAGAGTTCTCTTACGGGTGGAACGGGCACTAACCCGTTCGGAGGTGGCGGCATGGCCAAGATGTTCGGCAAGGGCCTATTTGGTATGGCCATTCTACTTCTGCTTGCGGCTTCGTCTTTTGCAACGACTACCGTAACCGGAACACTTCAGAATTTAGGGTTAGGAACAGTTGGGCAGGGAGCTTTTGTACGGTTCTGGCTGAGGGGATGCGGAGGGAACGTTCCGCGCATTAATGGAACGGCCTTAATCGCCCCTTCACAGGGCGGAGTTTACTTCTTTGATATAGCAGCCAACGGTTCTGGAGTTATCTCAGGCACTCTATACTCCACGCGCGATTCGACCGGAATACTGGGCGGCGACATTGAATGCGGAGGCTCGAAGCTATCTGTTTGGTATGGAATGCAAATTTTCGTTGGTGGCAAGGGAAGTTCCGAAATGCCACTCCATGCCAAAAATGGCATCACGCTGGATGTAACAGCGGCAATTCCTATCAACCAGACTCCGCCTGCAACTGCCCCGAACGGGGACTCGACTTACTTGCGCCTCGATGCGGCCAATGCTCCAGTTACGGGAAATGTCGGATTATTCAAAACCTCTAGCCTATTTGTGACCGGCTTGACCGTGGGAAATTGCGTTCAGGTTACGACGGGCGGACAGCTTACAACTTCCAGCGGGCCTTGCGGAACATCGAGCGGAACTCTTACCGCTACAGGCTCTCCTGCCTCTGGCAATCTGGCCAAATTCTCCGGCGCAACCTCGCTTACAAACGGAGACTTATCAGGCGACTGCCTGACTTCTGGCACGCTCGTAATTACCTGCACGAAAACAAATGGAAATTTATTCGCGGCGAGCGCCACGACAGACACCACGAACGCCTCAAACATCTCTTCCGGCAATCTTTCCGTGAACAGACTAAACGGCGGAACAGGCGCATCTTCTTCCACCTTCTGGCGGGGCGATGGAACTTGGGGGTCACCGCCTACTAGTGGAGTTACTGAGGCCACATGGTCAAGTCACATGCCTCCATACATTCAACTTGGAGGAGGAGGAACTGGCTCTTTAGATTCGGCGGTGGCTGGAGCATACGCGCAGACAATTTTCCCTTCCGCCCACACCCTAATCCGGTTTTTCTCTTCAGAAGAAGGAACTTTTCTTGCCGGATGTTCGACGCAACCAGTTGTAGCTTTCTATGACGAGACTGCGGCTTCTGCTCTATCCAGCCTAACAATAGCTAACGGAGGAGGCGTTATCACCGATTCCGGCGCTATTTCCGTATCTATGCCCGCAGGCCACACATTTAGTTTTCGTATTACGACGGCCGGTATTGGATGCACTGCAGCGACGGGAAAAGATTTCACATGGACAGCTGTTTACAAATGAGCCTAGCGTCTATGAAACAGCGTGCCAACGTAATTTTCCGCGATAGCTTCATCCGAACAATTGCAAAGAATGTGCCCGTATTCATGCGCGAGAACCTGCGCGATTTTTTCAGAACTACTACCGCGCAACCATTCAGCGTTCAAGTAGGTAAGTTTTCCAGGAAGCGTATAGGCTGTATGCCCATGCTGGCCCTTTCGAAGGGAAGACTTCCATTCCTTTTCTGGAACAATAAAAATCGTCCACTCCGAATCACTTACCGAAGTTTGCAGCAGGGCCGCAGAGACGGAATCTCGAAGATTCGCAAAATCCTTCTGGCTGGAATAAACATGTGGGCTAGCTTCGGCCAGCGGAACCAAAATAGAAGCGAACAGCAGAATTATCAGGATTCTCATGCTCTTTATTTTCAGAGGGCCGTAATCGGAATGCAAGACACAACTTATGGGGTATGCCAATGAAAAGACTACTAGTTATGTTTCTCATGCTCGCCTCGACTGCTTACACTCAACAGCCAGTCACGGTTCTCTTTGGCTCCGGCCCTCCGGGAGGCGGCGTCTCCTCCATTGCCGGTACGCACTATGTCGATAACAGCGTAAATCCTCCCGTCACCTATATTTGCTCGTCGGTAAGCGTAGCGGCGGGACCAAATCCTCCCGCGGGAACGCAGACCTGCAACTGGACGACAATGGGTAGTGGCGGCACCACTTCCGTCTCTTC